CCGGTTCCCGCCGGTTTCGCCGGCCGGGATGCGGGCGCAGAGAGATTCCGAGCGCACGAAGGCGCTCGCGGCGCTCGACGGCAGCGGCCCCGGCGGCATCCGCGCAGCGATGATGGGCGAGAGCGGCGACGCGGGTGCCGCGATCAAGGACGGCGGCGACCAGGCGGCGCAATCGATCAAGCTGGCGTCGGCGACGATCGGCGAAGCCGGCGGCGATGCGGGGTCGGCGATTTCAGGCGCGGCGGCATCGATCGTCAGCGCCGGCGAACAGGTGGCCGCAGCGATCCGGTCCGCCGCGCGCGACCTGATGCGCCCGGTCGGCAGTCTCGGGCGGGTCAACGCCGATGTCGGGCGATCCGGTCCGGCCGTGGAGGGGGCGCCTTGAACTCGCTCAAGGTCTTGGGTTTGGAGGACCGTTGAATGGCTCGCGACTGGACGAAGGCCTTCCGCCGCGCGGCCTTCCGGGGCGTCGGCTTCGAGACGCAGGTGGAGGACGCGGCGGGCGCGCGGCGGCTGTCGATCTCGCCGATCGCCTATGCCGAGACATCCGTCATCGAGGACATGGGCCGCGAGCCGCGCGAGGTGACGCTGACCGCCTATGTGGCGGGCGACGCCGCCGACCGCCGCGCGGTGGCGTTCACGGCGGCGCTGGACGCTCCGGGTGCGGCCTTGCTGGTGTTGCCGATGCTCGGCTCGCTCAGCGCTCGCGTGCGCGACTGGCGCCTGTCGCGCGAGCTTTTCCGCGCCGGCTACGTGGCCTTCGACGTGACCTTCGTCGAGGCGGGGCTGAGCAGCGCGCCGTTCGGGCCGGTTGCCGGCGCCGGGCCTATCGCCAGCCTGATGGCGACGGGCGCGACCCTTCTCGGCGAGGCTCTTGCCCTTGCCTTGCGCGGCCAGCCGGGCAGTTCCGCCGGCGGCGAAACGCAGGCGGCTACGGCTTCGGCCGGCCGCCTGGCCGGAGTGGTGACGGCGGCGAGCGCGGGCGGTGTTCCGGCGGCGCAAGTCGCGGAGGCCTCGGCGGCGATGTCGGCAACGGCTGCGCACGTCACCATCGATCCGCAGGCGTTCGCCGCCGCTACCGTCGCGGCGTGGCGGCTTACGGCCTTGCATGGCGAGGCCAATGCTGCGGCCGCCGCGATCCGGGCCGAGCTTGCCACGGAATCGGAAGGCGTCTGCGGCCTCGTCAATTCGGCGGCGATGGCCGCTGCCCTGTCGGTCGCGACGGTGCGGGTCGACTATCCGGCGAGGCAGGATGCGGGCCGCGCCCGCGCCGTGCTGGCGGCGGCGGCAGGACCCGTCATCGAGGCGGCGGGGCAACTGGGCGCCGACGCGTTCGGCTGGCTGTCGGCGGTGACCGGCGAGGCTGCGCTGGTGCTTTCTCGGACCGCCGCCTCGCGCGCGCCGCTGGTCAGGGTCGAGACGACGATCTCGCTGTCGTCGGTGCGGGCGGCCTACGAACTTTATGGCGACGCCAACCGCGCCGGCGAACTGGTCGAGCGCAACCGGGTCGCGACGCCGGCCTTCATGCCGGCGGCGTTCGAGGCGGTGTTTTTTTAAATGTCTCACGGGCCGCACCGCCGCCTTTTGCTGCGATGCGCGCCTGCGGCGTCGCGGTAGGAGGCTGGCCCTCCGGCGGGCGCGCGACGACGCGCGGACCGCAGTCGCGGTCTTATTATTCGATAGCCTCGTAGATTTCGGGCTTTTGGGGGACTCATGGCTGATGCGCTGGAGCATGTCGCCGTCAGGCTGGACGGCTCGGATTTTTCCGGATGGTCCGAGGTCAGCGTGACCTGCGGCGTCGAGCAGGCGGCGCGGACGGCGCAGCTTACGGTTTCGGATTTTTCGGGCGCGATGCCTTTCCGCCCGGGCGCGCAGTGCCAGTTGCTGGCGAGCGGCTCGCTGCTCATCACCGGCTATGTGCGCGACGTGCAGCCCTCGCACGAGGGCAGCCGCCACAGCGTGTCGCTGTCGATCGTGTCGCGGACGATCGACGCGGTGGAGGCTTCGATCGACCACCCGACCGGCTTCGTGCGGGAAAAGGACCTCGCGGCGATCGCCCGGGAATTCGACCGGACCGGCGTCGGCATCGTCGCCGACGAGAGTTTTCCGGTGGAGCCGGCGAGCTTCGTCAACAGCGGCCAGTCGCTGTTTCGCCATATCGAGCCTCTGGCGCGCTCGCATTCGGCGCTGATCTACGACACGGCCGACGGTCAATTGAGGCTGGCGAAGGCGCCGCGCGGCCGCCATGGCGGCGGGCTGTCGATCGGACCGGGCGGCAACATCGTGTCCGCCTCGGCGACCTTTACCGAGGACAAGCGCTTCAGCCCTGTCATCGTGCGGGGTCAGTCCTCGCGCGGCGGCGGTGCCGGGGCGCTGCGGCTGGAGGCGCGGGCGCTCGACGCCTCGGTGCGGCGCCAGCGCCCGCGCATCATCGTGCACGAGAGCGAGGCGACGTCGGCCAAGCTCAAGGAGCGGGCCGAACGGCAGGTCAAGCGCGCGGCCGGCTACGGCTGCTCGGCCGAGGTCGAGGTATCGGGCTGGCGCGACGGCGAGGGGCGACTGTTCGAGCCGCATTTCCTGATCCCGGTGCGGGACGCGCGCATCTATCTCGACCAGGAGATGGTCATCAAGTCGGTGACCTTCTCGCAGTCGGTCGAGAGCGGCGGGCCGGGCACGCGGGCGAGGCTCTCGCTCGCCGATCCGCGCGCGCTCAACGGCGAGGCGCCGGCGACGGGAGGCGGCGGCTCGGACTTGTGGGACATGGCGGATGCCGACGCGACGATAGGAGCGGTGCAGTGAGGGGCTATGCCAACCAGATGGTGCGCGTGGAGATCGAAAGCTCGCGCTACGAGAACGGCCAGTTGCTGGTGACGGGGCGAGGGCTTGCCGGCGAGCGGTTCGAGGACCTCGTCTGGTACGAGCCGCACGGTTTCCACTCGCGCCCGCACAAGGGGGCGGTGGGCTACCTGATGGCGCCCGGCGGGCGGCGGGAGCAGGGAATGGTGATGGCCGCTTCCGATCCGGCCAAGGTTCCGCCGGTCGGCGAGGGCGAGGCGGCGATGTACGACCAGGGCGGCAACGTCGTGACGCTCGGGGCAGCGGGCTGGAAATTCAACATGGATGTCGAGATCGCCGGCAATGTGACGGTGACGGGCAATATCGAGGTGTCGGGCAACATCCATGCCACCGGCACGATCATCGACGACGGCGGCAACACCAACCACCATAGCCACTAGGCTTTGCCTCACGGGCCGCACCGCCGCCTTTTGCTGCGATGCGCGCCTGCGGCGTCGCGGTAGGCGGCTGGCCCTCCGGCGGGGCGCGCGACGACGCGCGGGCTTCCGTCGAAGCCTTGAATAAGGGTTGCCTCGCGCCGCGCACCGGGCGCTCCGCGCCCTGCGGCTCCGGTGGGCGCGCCATAAGGCGCGACGCCCGGTCGGGCTTGCGGCCTTCGGCCGTTATTGGAGTTCACCCGACCAAGAGGTCGCAAGGGCGACCGGTGCGCGGCGTAAGGCATAAAGGAAAACAGAACAGATGCGCATCATTCCGTTGGCGGGGGAAGCCGAGCCGATGCTGTCGCCGGATCTCGTCTGGGACGGGATCATGGGCGACCTGGCGCTTGCCGAGCCGTCCGAGGTCCAGAACCGCGGCGGGCTGCGCGCGCGGGCGCAGCTCGAGACCGCCGTGCTGATCTGCCTGATGAGCGACGCGCGCGCGGCGGCGGAAGAACTGCGTGACGGCGATACCAATCGCGGCTGGCCGGGCGACACGTTCGACCTCGACACGGCCGCCGGCGAGGCGCCGATCGGCTCGCGTCTGTGGCTCTTGGAGCGCTCGACCGTCGACGCGGTGGAGACGCCGCGCCGGGCCGAGGATTACGCGCGGGCGGCGCTCCAGCCGCTGCTCGACCAGGGCGCGGCGGCGGCGGTGACGGCCAGAGCCGAGGCCGACCCGGCGCGCAACCGGCTGACGCTGGCCGTGACCCTGACCGACCGGGCGGGAGGCTTGCTGGTGTCGCGGCGCTTCAGCCTGCTGTGGGAGCGGCTGGCCGGGATTTCGGTCCCGTATGCGCCGGTCGCGCCGGAAGAGGACTCTCTGGAGCCTTTGCCGCCGGTTGCGCCGCCGTTGTTCGGCGCCTCGCTGCCCGCCGGCGTGCTCCTGGGCGACGAGCCGGACGGGTTCGCCCTGGATTTCGCCCGCAACAGCGGCCTTATCCGGTCGTCGTCGGACAAGTCGCTCCAGAAGTCCGGCACGATCGCGGACCTGTGCACGTTCACCCGCGCCACGGCCGCCACCTATTTCGATCGCAACGGCATCCTGCGGACGGCCGGCCCGAACGTGTTGCGCCTGACGCATGACCCGGTGACGGGCAAGAGCCTCGGTTACCTGGCCGAGCCATCGCGGACGAATATCCACCCGCAGAGCAGGCTTGCGACCGGCTGGGTCTCCGCAAATGCATCCGCGACGGTTACGCCCAACGCCGCTCTGGATGTGTGGGGCGAGCAGTGCGCGGCGACGTTCGTGTGCGCCGATACCTCGTCGGCATCCCGCCGGCTCTACTACGGCTCCAACATCGCGGTAACGCCCGGCACGGCCTACACGTTCTCCGCAATTATCAGGGCAGTGGGCGGGCAGCGCTATGTGTGGGTGGTCGGGACGAACGGGACCGCCTACGGCGACGGCGCGGCTACGATGCTGCTCGACATTGTGAGCGGGACGATCATATCCACGACCGTCGGTTCCAACCATCAGATTCTACCTATGAGCGATGGCCGGTGGCTGGTCTCGATGACAGGTTCGTATACCACCTCCACCACAAGCCGGCTGCATTTCAACCTGATGCGATCCGCGGCCGACTCCATTGCCAGCGTCGTCGCTGGCGTCGTGGGCGACGGGGTCGAAGTCTCGGACGTGCAGATCGAGGCGGGTCCCGCTGTCACGTCGCGCATCCCGACCACCACGGCTGCGGTGACGCGGGCGCAGGACGATCTATCGATACCGCTCGCCAAGCTGCCTTACGCCCCCGCCGCAGGCACGCTGATCTATGCGGCCCGCTGGATGAGCCCCGCCAATACGAGTTGGGCATCACCGTGCCAGATCAATCTCAACGGCGCCAACTGGATCGGCTATTCGCAGCGATCGGCAAGCCCGACTACGCTGTTCTGCTACGTTACCAACGCCGGCGCCTATGTCTTTAGCCAATCATCGGCCATTGCCATCGGCCAGAGGTTCTCGGCCGCCATGGCGTGGGCTGCCAACGATGGCGCGGTCTCTCTAAACGGCGCCGCGCCGCTTATCGATAACGACATGGCCATCCCCGATCTGACTGGAGGCAGTCTGTCGCTAAATCCCGGCAACGGGGGCGTCTACATCACCGAGAGCGTCGCCTATCTACCGCGGCGTGCGGCCAACAGCGATTTGCAAGCGAGGACTACGGCATGAGCACCCTCGAATATCTGTGCTGGGCTCCTGACCGCGCCACTTTTGTCTCGACCATGCTCGCCCAGCGCTTGCCCGGAGACCGGCCGATCTGCCGGCTCCCCGAGGACGGTGAGGACCCCGGCGACGGCGGGTCGCTGATCTGGATCGACGGCATTGTCTGCCACGAGATCGGCGAGGTGGTCAAAACGCCTGCCGAACTGGACGAGGACGGCAACGTGATTACCCCGGCCGTCATGATCCCCGGCTACCATGCAAACCTGATGGCCCATGGCTGGCTGGCTGATTTCCTCGATGCGCAAGGCGGCTGGATGGGGATCGTCCCGCTGCTGGGCGATATGCAATGGACCGCATCGGCCGAAGGGGAGCCTGCCGCCTTGGCCGGAACGTCGGGCGTCAAGATATATCCGCCCATGGCCGTCGATCATCGCGTGGCCAGGTGGGCGGGGGTGTGAAACCATGAATTTTGTTGCCCGAAGCCTCGATGCGATCTCCAGGGCCATCCGCGCCGACTTGCGGCGCGAGTTGCCGGGGACCGACGCGACCGTGTGGCCGAACACGCTTTCGGTGTTTTCGAAGGTGGTCGCCATGGCGGTCCATCTGGTGGAGCAGCGCGCGGCATGGATATACCGCCAGATATTCGTCTCGACGGCGGACGTGCAGCACCTGGAGCGGCACGCCTACGAGCTGGGTCTGGCGCGCAAGCCGGCGTCGCCGGCCACCGGCGAGATCGTCACGACCGGCCAGCCGGACACGATCTATCCGGCGGGCATCGGCTACCTTTCCGGAGCGGACGTGTTCCGCACCGCCGGCGACGCCCGCTCGTCGGCGGCCGGCGACCTGGTGCTGCGCGTCTATTCCGAGCGCTCGGGCGCCGCGATGAACCGGCCCGCCGGCGAGCCGATGATGCTGATCGACCCGGCGTTGCAGCCGACCCTTGCCGCGCAGGCGACGGTCGCCACGTTCGGGCTGGGCGGCGGCGCGGACACGGAAGACGACGACAGCCTGCGGGCGCGGGTGCTGGACCGCAAGCGGCGGCCGCCGCAGGGCGGCGCCTATTCGGACTACGAGCAGATCGTGCGCGCCATGCCGGGCGTCGCCAAGGCATGGGCGTGGCCCTTCGCCGACGGCCCCGGCACGGTCGGCGTGTGGTTCCTTTTCGAAGGCCGGCCGGACCTGATCCCGACCGACCCGGACGTGCTGGCCGTGCGCGAGGAGCTGGAAAGCCGCCGGCTGATCCGCGCCGGGCTTGCCGTCTCGGCGCCGCTGCCGGCTCCGGTCGACGTCACCATCCTCGGCCTGGCGCAGGATACGGTCGAGGTTCGCGAGGCGATCGAGGCATCCATCCGCGCCGTGCTGCTCAAGCGCGGCAAGCCCGGCGTGGCGATCGAGCCGTTCGTGCTTTCGCGCTCGTGGATCGGCGAGGCGATCAGCCTGGCGGTCGGCGAGGACCGGCATGTGCTCGCCGTTCCGGCCGCCGACATCGTGCTGACGGGCGGCCAGTATCCGGTGCTCGGGACCGTGACCTATGGCTAGCCTGCCCGATCCCGGCCGCACGTCGAAAGCGGTCTACCAGTTGCGGCCGTCGCAGCCGGTGTGGCCCGAACCGCCGCTGCGCGCGGACGCGCTTTCGGCGCCATCGGCGGACGAGCTTGCGCCGGTGTTCTTCGGATTGCTGCCCCCGGGCGCCGCATGGCGCTCTCCAGGCGGGACGGCGTTCGAGGGCGGGACGATGCTCGGACGCTTTTGGCGCGCGCTGGCCGGCGACTTCGCGACGGTCTATCGCCGTCTGTTCCGTATCAGCGAGGAATCGACCGCCTCGACGCTGGCGGACAGCCTGGAGGACTGGGAGACGGACTTCGGCCTGCCCGATGCCTGCTTTGGCGAGGCGCAGTCTCGCGCGCAGCGGCTGCGCGCGCTGATCCTCAAGGTCCGGTCCAAGGGCACCATCACCAAGGCCGACTTCGTCGCGCTTGCGGCCTCGGTCGGCTATTCGGTCACCATCACCGAGCCTTTGCCGTTCGCCTTCGGCTTTTCGGCTTGCGGCGGGGGCGAGGGCACAGGCGCGGCGATCCGCTATTTCTGGTTCGTCAAGGTGGGCGCCGCCGGCACGAGGCGTTTCGAGTTCGGCACGTCGCAGACCGGCATCCATTCGCTGCTCGACATCGCCCGCGTCACCGACCTCGAGTGCCTGTTCCGGGCGCTGGCGCCGGCGTGGACGAGAGTCGTCTTCGACTATAGTTGATTTGTCCTCGCGCTGTCGCCGCTTCGCGGCTCGCTCCGGACGGGGCGCGCGACGACGCGCGGGCTTCAGTCGAAGCCTCGGCCTTCGGCCGTTGTAATCCAGAAATCCGGCCAAAGGCGGCAAGCCCGACCGGGCGTCGCGCCTTATGGCGCGCCCTGCCGGAGCCGCAGGCGGCGAAGCCGCCGGTGCGCGGCGCGAGGCATATCTTAAAAGGAGAGACCCATGGACTATATCGCGCCGCTCAACCGGCCGGCGACGGCGGAAGAACCACGCCCGGCCTATTTCGACGGCAACGCGCAGACGGGGCAGGAAGGGTCCTATCCGTCCGGCCGGTCGCTCGAATTCCCGATGCGCGAGATCCTCGCCGTGATCGAGAGCGCCGGGCTGGTGCCGACCAATTCCGACCTCACGCAGCTGTTGCAGGCGATCAACCAGATCATCGCCGCGGCGCTCGCCGGTTTCGACCCGGGCGGGGAGGGCGATCCGCCGGCGCCGGTCAGTTTCCTGCTCAACCCGGTCTATCCGACCATCACCGTCAACGGCGGGCTGATGGCGGTCGCGACCGACAATGCGGAGGTCTCGATTCCTGCCGGGCAGACCTTCGTACATCGAGGCGGCGTCGCCTATTCGTCCAGCGACACGCTCGCCGGCGCCCGGACCTTCGCGACGGTGGCCAGCAAGACCTATCACCTGCGCTGGCGCTACAACGGCGGCGCGCCCGCCTTCGGGCTGTTCGACGTGGCGGACGCCGGCTACAACCCCGGCGGCGCGGACGAGACAAACCCGGTTTTCGACAGTTCCTTCGACGACATGCTGATCGCCCGCGTGGCGACCGATGCCGCCAACAACCCGGTCGCGACCGCGCTGCTCAACCGCCACAGGCTCGCCCTTTCGGAAATCCTCACCGGCACGGACGGCAAGCTGGTCGGCGCCAACGGCGCGAATTTCCGCTTCCAGAAGACGCTCAACTGGGCGCGGACGCCGGCGACCCAGGCCTTTCATCCGGTCAAGATGAACGTCGCGAACAATGTGTCCGACGCCGACCGGAACACCTTCGCGTTCGGCGGCGGGCGCACGACCAACGGCCTCGTCGACGGCAACGCGCCCGCCATTCCGCTCACCCGCTACGGGCTGGACGCCGTCGCCTCGCGCGACGGCGCCAACAGCCTGTACATGAACCTTTCCTGTGGAGCCTGACCATGGCTGACGACAAGTTCGGCTTTCCCGGCGCGGACGTTCCGAAATCGCTCAACCCGCCTCCGGGCTACGAGGCGGTGCACCAGCCCGGCATGTCGTGGGCGCGGCAGGGCGACAGGGCTGCGAACACCAGCTGGATCAGCGTGGAGCAGTGGAACCATCTGATCGCGCAGTTTCGCGGGCTGGCCACGGCCGAGGGAATCGATGTTTCCGACCTGACGGCTTCGTCGCCGCTGTTGCTGCGCGATTTCGTGCAGCGCGCGATGTTCGCGATGCTGACCAACGCGCTGCCCGGCAATTTCGGCGTCATGGACAAGGCGACCTATGACGCGGACGACGACGGCGTCATCGACCGCGGCCATGGCGGCACCGGCTTTTCGGCGACGACCACGGCCAACCTGTTGGCCAAGCTGGAGGCGGCGCCGCTGGCCAGCCCGGCGCTGACCGGCACCCCGACCGCGCCGACGCAGGCGGCCGGCAACAACACGACGCGCATCGCCACGACCGCGTTCGTGCAGGCGGCGGTCGCCGCGCTGGTCGCCAGTTCGCCGGCGGCGCTGGACACGCTCAACGAGCTTGCGGCTGCGCTCGGCAACGACGCGAATTTCGCCGCGACGATGACCAACGCGCTCGCGGCAAAGGCGCCGCTCGCCAGCCCGGCGCTGACCGGCAACCCGACGGCGCCGACGCAGGCGGCGGGCAACAGTTCGACGCGGATCGCGACGACCGCCTTCGTGCAGGCGGCGGTCGCGGCGGGCGGCGACTGGTGGGCATGGCAGCCGATCGGCGTGCCGATTCCTCTGATGGACAATCTGGCCGGTGTAGCCGCGCCACCGACGGACAGAGCCTATCGGTATGTCCTCTTGACGGCTGGCGAGACTGGTAGCGGAAAGTACAACAACGGCATTCTGACGAGCGAGAGCGTTACGGGGACGGCGCCGCTTGTCGTGGCGACGGCGGTTATTTCGCTCGCAGGCAGCCCGGTTGTTGGGGCGACCATCAACCTGATCAACACCGAACGCCGTTTTCTGCGCGCAGGTTCTGCCGGGGCCGTTCAGAATGACGCGATGCAGCAGATTACGGGCGCGTTCGACCTCCGTGTCACCAACAATGGGGCCAATATCACCTCGCTCCACGCTGGAGCTTTGTCGTCTGGCGCAGGAACAGATACCGGGACCGTGTCGGCGGCATCGGCGGGACCAACCGACACGCGTATCCTGTTCGACAGCGCCAATTCTCCCAGCTCGCGCACTGACAGCGAGACCCGATCCAAGAATATCGGCGTTACCTATTACGTGAGGATCAAATAGGAAGCCCGGCCGCTTGGGTTGGAGGATGGCGGCCGGGCAGGGGTCGCCCTGCCGGGGGACTTAGAAATAGCAGGGCAGGTCGATCATAGCCCTGCCGCCTGAATAGACAACCTGAAAGGATCATCGACATG